ATCAGACTAGTCTTCCCACGGGAGACGGATGCCGCTGGGGTTCCCTGATGCTTCAGTTCCCGAGCCTTCGCTTGATTGATCTTCGCCACGTTCGAATTCCTTCTGTTCGTCAATAGCGGCCAAGTATTGGCCGTGGTAGTCGTGCAGCATGCCCATCCACTCGCGCAGTTGGGGCTTAAGGTCCAGCTCGCTCAGGTACTTGAATGCGCAATCGTCCAGCGACCGGCGCAGCCACAAGCACTGGGCCTCGGCCAAGAAGTCCTGCCCTGCATCGGCGTACGCCTGCAGCACAAGGTTGGCCGCCTCATCTTCGTTGTCGATCTCGTGCATGATCTCCCATGCACCCTGCTTCCCACACTTCTTGCCGTACCAGCGCAGGATGCCCTGCACGTTGTCAGCGGGGTCGCCCATCAGCATCTGGCACCAGAAGAACTTCGTGCCATGGCCGACGATCTTCCAGTCCTTGTCCCACTCCGTGCGCTTGATCCAGCCGAACCGGTCCTTGATGATGTCAACCCGGCCCTCGTCGATGATCCAGTACGGGTGCGGGGTCAGGCACAGGTCCTTGTCGCCGGAGCAGACCAGCCCGTTTGCCCCGAGGGCGAAGCTGTGCATCATCATGCCGTCGTCCGCCTCACGGTCGCGCCATGCGAACGTGGACCAGTGCTCAGGCCAAGGGTGGTTCGGTATGGCCATGCGCAGCGGTTCCAGCAGCGGCGGCTTCGCCTTACCCTCGCGGTTGCCTTGGTACGGTTTGGCCGTGGGGTAGTCGTAGCGTCGGCACTTCGTGCAGCCACGCGGGGTCAGGTGCACTTGCACATCCATGGAGCTGGTCAGGAACACCTCGGTTTCCACCAGTGTCTGGAATCGGGTCAGGGCAGTGGGCAGCTTCTTCACCGTGGCCGAGGCCTCGTACGCAGGGAAGTCAGCATCCAGAATGAGCGTCCGCCCGGAGACGGAACGCTCGAACTGGGATGGCAGACCTTCCAGCAGGCTGGTCAGGTCGCTCATGGCTTACTCCGCGTCAGGTACAGGCAGCTTCGGCATGGCTGGCATCTTCGGCACTACAGGCTTCTTCGGCGCCGTGGCCTTGGGCGCAGTATTGACTGGCTCAGGCTCTGGTTCATCGGCCGGCTCATCCGGCGCCAAGTCAGGCAGCACAACGCCGCTGATCAGCTGCTCCAGATCGGAGCCCGGGAAGTTCAGGGCCGACATGATCTTCTCCTGCACCTTGTTCTTGGACTTGCCGTCGTCCCAAGTGCCGTCTACGAACAGGGAGTCCCAAGTCTCCTTGGTCGGCTTGTTGAAGAAGAAATACTTCAGGTCGGCCGGGTCCAGATCGGGGATCGGGTAGTTCTTCTTGCTCACTGGGTCGATCGGTGGCAGGATGCCGCCCAAGTCGATGCGGTTCGACTGTTTCTTGGTCGTGGCGTTGGTCACCACAGTGATTGGCACCAAGAACGAACGGCCGAGGGCTTGGGCCACGTGGCGCAGGTCACCCTTCCAGTTCAACTTGTCGAACAGTTTCTTGGCACCGGACTTCACGTTGTTGCTCAGGGCCAGATCGAAGGTGCTGATGAAGCGGCCCTCGTAGCAGTCGTCCTCGCCGCCGTACAGCTTGAAGCCGACCTTGAATTCGTCAGCGGGCGCCTTGGCCTTGCCTTGGAATTCCTGCGGCTGCTGGCCCAGCTCGATGTAGGTGCACATCCGCGCCATGGCGTAGCCTTCTGGCATCAGGCCACCGCCGCCAGTGCCTTCCTCGGTCATGTCAACCGACTGGAGTTCGATGGCTTCGTCGATCAGGCTGTTCAGGATATCAAGAGACATTCATGTTTCCTCGTTTCGGGATTGGGATATTACGCTGCAAGTACAGACCACGCCTCACTCGACGTGGTATTTCTCCATCATGTTCACGCCCATCTCAGCAGCTGCTGGGAATGGTACATCGGCCATGTCAAACGCCGGCCACATCTCAGTAAGATAGCGCGGTGCGTCCTCCATGATCGCCTTGGTGCCAAGCGCTGCCGCCCGGCCTACCTCCTCGTTTGCTGCGTCGAGATACGCTGCGTCGTGCACGTTGTTGATCAGGCACACCTGATTGTCGAACCAGTCCACGGAGATCAGCCAGCGGCAGATGCGACCCATGCTGGACGACATCATGAACCCGGCCTCACCTTGGAACGGATAGTTCGCCATCTGGGTTGGCTTGTACGCCATGACCTCCTGCCGCAGCTCCTTGTCCCAAGTGCGCTGCTGCCGGAAACTGTACCGGGTGGTACTCGGTCCGGTGAAGTACCCGCGACGGTACACGCCCCACTGGCCGTTATCGTACATCTCGCGGTGGATGCTGCCCGGCAGGCTGCCGGTGCGGTTCACCTCGTCGATGATTACCTGACGGTACCCACGGCTGATCGGGAACAGCTTCGCCTCGTTCTCTTGGAACTGCTCAGCGAACTCCAGAGAGCAGCCGGTGTTGAACGCCAGCCCTGCTGCCGATGCTCCGTACTGATCCGCAAAGCTCAGCGGCTTGATGTTCGAGCGCAGTGCCTTGTACTTCCCATGCTCTGGATGACTCTCATCCTTGACCTTGGCCAGCACCTCCTCGTACGGCTCTCCCAGTTGGAACGCTAAGCGGTAGCAGTGCATGTCGGTACCGGCCTGCAGGAGCTTCAGCAAGTCCATGTCCTTGGTCATGGCGCACAGCATTACCACTTCCAGCGCGCTGTAATCCACCTCGATGATCCTACCCTGTGGGCCGAACCGGCTGGTGAACATCTCCTTCACGCGGGACTTAGCCTCCCCGTCTGCGTCCTCGTCTGCTCGTGGCAGGTTCTGCAGGTTCGGACGGGAGCTGCTGAGTCGGGTGGTCACGGTCGCTTCAGTGTTCAGGCTATGGTGGACGATGTTGTCCTCCTTCTGAACGTACTGGAGCATGCCCTTGACTTCCTTGACATTCCCGTCAGCGTCGTACTCCGTGCGTAGGTAGTACGTGCCTGTGTCCTTCTCCAGCTTGGCCAGATCAACCATGATCTTGACCTCGGGCACGTAGTTCTTCAGGCCCTTCAGTGCCTCCTCAGCGGTGCTGTACACCGGGGTCACGCCATCGCACAGGGTCTGTGCCCCACGGAACTCAGCGCGCTTGCCAAGGTACTTGCTGCTGATCACATCAGGTAGGGACTTCAGGTCCACCAGCCCCGGCATGAGGTACGAGCCCTCGTGCCACTTCAGCTTCTCCTCGTCGGTGTCCTCACGGAACACCTTGACCTGACCCTTGTTCTTGCCTGACTTGTATCGCTCCCAGTCCGGGCCGGCATCTAGCGTGACCGTATCCATCTCCTCCAGCAGGAAGGTAGCGCCGTCCGTGGTCTTCACGTAGTCGGCCTTGACGTACTGAGGCGGATCATACGGCCCCTTGAAGCGCCCCTTCACCGGCCCGCCGTAGATCAGGGCGGAGACATCGTACCGACTCGTCCAGCTGAACTCGACCCAGTCGGGCATGTCCTTGGGCAGCAGCTCGTTCAGCTTCGCCCGCATCTCTGTGATTTCAGCCTCTTGTGCTGCGCGGTTACGCTCGGCCACCTCAGGGTCGACGTGCAGACCGAACCACTCACAGTATCCGAATGCGAGCTTAGCGTCACAGCGCTCCCAGTACATGTCCGTCATGCCCATCTCAGCCAGCTTTTCCTGCTGTCCGTAGAACGTGATGGCGGTGTTATCGATGTCGCCTGACGGACCGGCCAGGTACTCGATCAGCAGGTCCTTGTCGATCTGGCTGGTGAGGTAGCCCTGCTCCCACAGGATCTTGACCCCGTCCACCTTGTGCGTACCGCCGTACTTCACAGCGGTCTCGTCCAAGGATGGATACAATTCCTGCTGGGCCGTGATTAGGTACTCAGCCATCTGAGTGCACGCCAGCCTACCGCCGGCCTTCAGGAACGCCTCGAAGCGCTCACGGTACTTGCTCAGGAACCATTTCTGCTCGAACATACTGTTGTGTGCGACCATGATGGCGCATCCTTCCAGCTCGTCGAACCAGTCGGCCCCAGCGTCTGCCTCTTCAGCGGATGCGAAGTACCTCCACTTCGTCTCACCTACCTCGACAGAGCCATCGTCATGCACGGTGTCCACTCGCCATCCGGGAGCTACTATGTAGTTCTCAGGATTGAATGGTGATGCTACCTGACCGTACCAAGGCTTGTTCTCAGTCTCTAAGTCAGTGATGAATATCTTGTACATCGAATCCTCTCCCTGTACTGGGCACAGAGTGCAGTGCTATTACGGAAGATAGCCTCCGGGCTTGGCCCACCACACTGTCAAGCATGGCAGGATGTTGATGCACCATCGCTTGTGGTGCTCGCCGTAGTGGGCGCCAATCCACAGTGCTTTGGGATTAAACAGCAGGCCTACTTGGTGATGGTACGTGATACTGGCCGCCACCTCGGCATAAGTGCACCGCGCCCACCCAATGGTTTTACGATAGCGCAGCAGTCGTTTCATGATTTCCACCCCGGCGCATAGTCCAGATCACGGAAGGTTTTGAACTTCGGATGCCGCAGGCTGCCCTTGGCAGTCATCTCCATGTAGCTCACCTCGGCGTACCGGCCTATAAATGGGTGTGGGGCCTTGCGGGATTCTTCGTCGCGCAATTCCCAGTCCTCCAGTAGATCAGTGAACACTCGCATTTGGGCTTGTGTTAAACCATCGCAGTCGCATAGATTACCGTTCTCCAATTCAACGGTGAAGCCGATGATCTTGCCGGCGTTGCCCAGCCCGGGCGTACCCCAGAGCACACCGGTGATGCGGCCGTCGCAGGTGTCACTCGGCTTGAGCTTCCATGCGCCGATGACCTTGCCATTGCGCGGTGCAAGGCTCGGGTCCTTGACCACCAGTCCCTCCTCGCCCAGCTCACGTTGGGCATCGAACAGCAGGTACAGTTCCTCCATGCTGCTCACCGGTTCCATGTGCACGATCTGCGCCTGCGGCTCTGGTGTGCTGCCGAATGCCTGCACTAGCGTGTTGATACGCTCGTCCAGAGTCGCAGTCCCAGCCTCGTACCCCAGCAGTTCCGTAACGGGCAGCGCGTCCCATACCCAGAACTCTACGGAGTCCTCCAGCGGGATGGCCTTGTGACGCCGTAGGATGCCACTGGCTTCTTCGAACGGGATACCCGGTACTACCGCCTCACCGTCCAGCGCAAACTGCTTAGGCAGGGCTTGTAGGAGCCCACGGAGGCGTTCCTTGTGCTGCTCAAGGGACAGTATCTCGATGCCCTCACGGGTCAGCACACGCACACAGTCGCTAGCGTCAAGCATAGCGTGGAATCGGATGCCGTCCTTCTTGGTCTGGGCGTACACATACCCGACGTTATCGATGACACGCTGCACTGCTGCCTCGTTCCAGTTCACCGGGCGGTGGCAGTCCACTGGCAGCACGCGCTCTCTCTTGGCGCCCATCAGTCTCTCCTCATCCAGATAACATCGGGGCCTACGCCGTTCAGGTTCGGCTCGCGCAACACCTCCCGGAAGCCGTGGCGGGTGTACAGAGCCACGAGGTTCGGGATGTCGAAGGTGTCCAGACGGTTCGCACCGTACTGCTCTACAGCGGCGCGCACCAACCAGTCACCGTTACCCTTGTCGATGCTGTGCAGGCCTTGCAGCTCACCATCCAGCACAAGGAACCCACCACGCTTGTCGTTGCCCTCGGCAGCCACTACTGCTGCCACGGACAGCGCCATGCCGATGTTCTTGCACAGGGTTCCGGTATCGTGAGTGGCGCTGCGGATTTGCTCACGGCGATCGATGTTGTTGCGTAAGGCGCTGATGAATGCGCCGGGATGAACATCCAGCAGGACTTGTGCCATGATCAGGCTCCGATTTGAATTTTGAACTCGTCTACCATGACGCGGGCTCGGTTGAACGCATCCACCACACGCTGGCGCAGGGCCACATCGCCGGAGTCAATGCGGCCCGTGCCGTCACGCAGTAGTGCTGCAGCGAACTGGGCCAACAGGGCGTTCTCATCGATCACTGGCTTTGCAGCCGCTGCAGTGGCCTTGGTGGTCGGCTTCTTGGCTGCGGGTTTCTTCTGGGCGGTCGTGGTCATGCTACTCTCCGTCTAGGAATTGGCAGGTCGGTGCATCGAAGAACACCTGACTCTGTACGTTGCTTGGTTTGCCCGGCATCTGGCGCTTGTTCTTGGGCGTGCTGAATCCCCGCACGTTGTCCAAGTCCACGCTGTTGAATGCGCCCATCATCAGGATCACATCGCACGCGCCCTGCACGCCAGTCTTGCTGTCCTTGAGTGCACTGAACGGCGGGAACAGCATGTTGTCGCCGTCGGCACTGATCTGGATGGTTGGCATGGCCACGAAGTCGTGGCGAACAGCCATCTCCCGCACCTCCTGCCACATCTGTTCCAGTGCGTCGGTCTTGTTCCCGCCGCCGGTGTTGGGCATGCGGAAGTTCCCGAGCATGTCGAACACCACAGCGCACGGGTTCATCTCTTCGATGATCTGCTCAAGCTGTCCGAGCGTGCTGCCGTGGCAGTCCTTCACGCGAATCTCCTGCCCATCCACCGCCTTCTGGTACGCATCGCGCAGCGTGCCAGCGTTCGACATCTGCAGCATCTGCTCGAACGTGATGTTCAGCGCCGCTTGGTAGATTCGCGGGATGATCCGCTTGCCCGAGCCCTCGTTGTTCAGCCACAACAGCGGGCGTCCATCCAGCCCGAGGCCCTTCAGCTGCTTCGCAAAGCCTGTCAAGGAGGCCGCGAGGAAGCTTGTCTTGCCCTTGTCAGGGCGCCCCGCAATAGCCACACTGTCCCCGCCCTGAAGGCCCGCAATGGTCTCCTGCAGGGCTGTGGTGGGCAGCTTCAGCCCGCGGTCCTGCCCGAAGTCTGCGAGGATGTCTTCGATCGGGGTGTCGATGTACGAACTCGGGGCCGCTGCGCTGAGGCGGCGCATGTTCTCGCTCGCCATACGGTTCAGCTCGTACGTGATGTCCACCTCACCACCGTTCTCGTACTGGTTCAGCAGGGCTGCCGCGCGGCCTGCGAAGTCGCGCTCGTACAGCTGACTGGTGATGCCGTCGATTACCTCGGGATCGACCGGCTCATCGAGTTTGTTCATGAGCGCCCGCATCACGGCCAGCTGCTCTGGCGTGGCGGTGCTGCCCACCTTCAGGGTGAACAGCGAGCGCAGCACATCCGTCTCCACGTAGTCCTTGTCAGGGAACGCGTTGAAGTACGCGGCGTACCACGCCAACATGCTCACAGTTTCTTGGCCCAGCAGGGAGTCAGGCACAGCACCGCGCAGTTGGCGGAACTTGTTCCGATCCCGCAGGGCTGCAAGGATATTGAGATCCAATTGTCACCTCACGACGAAATGTAAAGGTCCGCGATCTCAGCCATGCGCTCGTACACTGGTGTGTACCGGCAGATGTTCTGCGCGGCCACAGGGTCTGCGTCTACCAGCGCCTTGGACAACTCGATGCGCTCCATCTTGGACGACATGCCCAGCTTCTTCGCCAGCTCGGTGAACGCCATCCAACGCACGAACTGCACGTAGTCCCACACGATGATCTGGTTGTCATCACCGCTTCGAATGGCTTTGAAGTGAGTGCCGTCATCGCCATAGTCTTGGCCGCACATCTCCCACACGCCACCGCAAAGGCGTAGGTTGATGTACTCCTGCGCTTGCTCGAACGATTCGAACAGTACCACGAGGTCCTTGTCCGCCGCCGACACACGATCCACGATGTACGCCGACCCGGTAGGGTAGAAGGCGAATGGCTGGCTCATGGGGTGATCTCCACCTTAGTGGCCACCACGAGAGAGCTGCAGTACGAAACGTCCTTGTTGTGCACAATGCCACCGGTGCAACCAATTGGTGCGTATTCATACACGTTCAGCTTAACGTACCACACCTCAGCCGCTCCCCACGAGAACACATCGCCTTCCTTGATGTCTGCCCACTTCAACTTGGGCTTTACGGGTTTGTTAATACTCACGATCATAACCATTTCTCCAGCCTTTCGGCGATTGTTGCTAGGTCGTTGTTCTTCGGGTCGCCCTGCTCTGGGCGTAAGTCCATCACGGGCTGCTGCCACACAGCCAGACGTTGGCGCATGGCCCTGTATCCACGCAGCCCTGCGGCATCACCATCGTACATGCACAGCACTGCAGGCCGGCCCAGCGTGTACGGCAGGAACCGGTCGGTGATGCTAGTCCCGAGGGTCGCGCATACGTCCAGCGAGCTTCTGGGCGCATAGGTGTCTATGGCCTTGGCCACTTTGTACGCAGAGAGCGCGTCCTCGGTCAGGATCAGCGATCCAAGCGGTGCAGAGTCCGCAGGTTCCGTTGCCTCGGCACTGGTACGAGTCGCCCACATCATCGGCTTGCCCCGCCACGCCCCGTACGGTAACCACTTCGGCATCCGCCTGCCGTCCAACGCCCGGCCGAGCGCTACGTCGTCTGACAGCAGCATCAGACGATCCACTGATCTTTCGTACCATAAAACCTCCTCGGGGATTACGCCCGGAGGGCAACCCTTGCGGCACAGCAATTCCCAAATCCGCTGCTGTTCCCAGCGGCTCGCATCTGCCAAGCGAATTATCGTTGCAGGTACAGGCGCCACGCGGTCGGGTTCGACCATGACGCGCCGCACCCGCTGGTGTTCCTTCGGTACTCGCCCACCCTCATGGCAGCGGTGGCAGTAGCAGGACCAGCTGTCTTCGTTGTTCCACACATCCATGGCGGCAGTGGCCTCGAAGCCGTGCTTGATCCTGCGCTTGCCACCAATCGGGAGGGCTTGGGCTGCGGCCAGCCACTCCGCCCGGGGGATCATAAGCCGCCCGTGATAGCCGCAACGATGAGGGCACCCAACGTCAGGCCGCACATTACGGATGCGGCCAGCGATACCTTGTTGTTCATTACCAACCTCCGAAAGCCAATCGGCACACCATTACGGCTACGCCACCCAATATAAGACAAGCGGTGACGCCCGCTGTCACAAAAAAGATGCGGAACAACATCTCGTCCACCTTCATCCCAATACTCCCAGTGCGTTGATGGCGTCATACCCGAGGCTGCTTGCCCCGGCGATGAACAGCCACAGTGG